TCGCAAACGCATCATTTATGATCGTGTTAACAACGAACCTTACCTTGTGAGGTATTATCTCTTTTTGAAAGAACGTGAACGTTTTCCTTTCAACGTATTCTTGCACAAGTTTCTCAAAGGTGATCCAGATGATGTTCATGATCATCCCTGGCCCTATGCTACAATTATTTTGAAGGGCGGATATTATGAATGGATTCCACAATTTAATTCTGATGGTACAAAAAGTTGTGAGATACGTAAATGGCGAGGACCTGGGCATTTTCGTATTTGCAGTTCTAATTCTTATCATCGTATTGAGCTTAAGCCTGGTGTAACAGCCTGGACTCTGTTTATGCCGGGTCCTCATCGTCGTGAATGGGGATTTTTAGTCAAAAACAAATGGATACAACACGAACAGTATCTCAAGGACAGAAATGGACAAACTCAAAATCAGTCAGCATGACGTACAGTCACTGATAGCTAGAATTGGCAGAACTATCTTAGTCAACGCTTGGAAACCTGACTACATAGTGGGCATAGTGAGAGGCGGATTAGTGCCAGCACTATACCTCAGTCATTATCTCAATGTTCCCATGCATACTCTCAATGTCAGTCTGCGTGACAACGAGGAAGGGGAGTCTAATCTTTGGATGGCTGAAGATGCGCTCGGTCCGAATTCTAGAAATAGAATCGTTGACGATGAAAATGATATCGCAGGAATATTATCTGCTGCCAGCGATCTACTAGAAAACGGCGGTACATATAAAAATATCCTTATAGTGGACGACATCAATGACCAAGGCTGTGCTGGTAGATAATCTTGCCAGCAAGTGCAATGTCAAGATGGATTATGTTGGTATGGAAATTAACAAGGCAGAAACAGATGTATGGATTGATTTTCCTTGGGAAGATTGGTGGACTAAATGATCGATTCACTGATAAAAGTACACTGCACAGACGCAGGTAAGAGTTTCGACATGCATGTGATTGGATACAAACCCAAGGCGTTTTTAGAAGTGGCTTTTCAGACAGTGAAAATTAGATTGTCCTATCTAGAACGCACTCGTGCATTTGCTGGCAGTTTAGGAGGTAGAGAATTTGTGATCAGAGAAGAAGAGTTACCTCAAGAACGCAAGGAGTTTAGGAGATGAATGACTTAAAGAAAGTAGTGCCTTGGGAGGTAGATTGTATTGACGATTCGAAAGGTGCTCCCTGGACTGAACTGGTAGACGAAGATTTCCATGTAAAAATCTTCCGGGATGGATATCCAGTCACAGAAGGACACCTTCTGTTTGTGCCTAAATATAATAACTTCGCAGTGTTAAATGATGCGTTTGCCAGTGCTATTCGTTGTGGAAATCGTAAACTAATAGAAGGTGAATGGGATGGATTCAATATTGGTATAAACATCGGTGAAGCTGCTGGACAGACCTGTAGCTGGCCACATGTGCATTTGATCCCTAGACGCAAGGGAGACATGCCAGATCCCACAGGTGGTGTGCGACATGTGATTCCAGAAAGAGGCAACTATAGAAAATGACTAGGATCACTGTGCCTTGGAAAAATCAATCCAACACATGGTGGAATGAGACCTGTGCGAATATTTTAGAGCATTTCGGCCTGCCAGGGGATAGGTATGTCACTGAGATCACTGCGGATCACATGCATTTTGATTTCTCCAATGACAAAGATGCACTAATGTGTAGAATAATGATCAGTGATAAAATATGAAACATTTTGTCTATATCTGTATTATGATTATTTTAATTGTGATTTTGACACAATGTAGTCCTCAAGGCAGATACTATGACTGCAGAGATGCACACTGGCATCCGGATTATCCCATAGAAGTCAAACAAGAATGTGCTAGAATGCGAATAGAGGAATGGCACAGACTACATCATGGACACTGACAGTGGAAGAAGGCGGCATCATATCGCTGCCACAGGATCTTTTAGATGCCACAGGATGGCGAGAAGGTGATTGCCTACATTGGATTGACCAACAGGACGGGTCTTGGCAATTGGTCAAGGAAGATTTGACAACCTTTATAAAAAGTGGTATAATAAACGATGAGTAAATTAAAAATAGCAGAACTTTTTTACAGCATACAAGGCGAAGGCAGATATATGGGTGTGCCCAGTGTATTCCTTCGTACATTTGGCTGTAATTTCAAATGTGCAGGGTTTGGTATGCCCAAAGGTGAATCCAGCAATGAAGTGGAAAAGATTGCGGCTCAGATACATTCTTTCAAAACTTACGAAGAATTACCATTGGTTTCTACTGGCTGCGACAGTTATGCTAGTTGGGATCCACGGTTTAAAGACCTATCACCGATGCTTACATCAGACGCCATCGCAGAAAGAATCTGTGAGATCTTGCCTTATAATAAATGGGAAGATGAACACCTTGTGATCACAGGCGGTGAACCTTTGCTAGGATGGCAACGTGCTTATCCAGACTTGCTTGATCATCCTAAGATGACGGGCTTGAAAGAGATTACATTTGAAACAAATGGTACTCAAAAACTCACTGCTGAGTTTAAAGACTACCTAGTGCAATGGCAAATGCCTGAACTGGCCTACAAAAAAGAAGTGACGTTTAGTGTCAGTGCCAAACTCAGTTGTTCAGGCGAACAACCCAGTGAGGCCATACGCCCAGACATAGTCTGTGAATATCAAGAAGCTGGACATGTGTATCTCAAGTTTGTGGTGGCCACTGAAGAGGACGCAGAAGAGGCTCTAGAAGCTGTGGATATCTATCGAGCAGAAGGTTTCACTGGTAATGTTTATCTCATGCCTGTAGGTGGAGTTGAAACTGTCTACGCACTAAATAACCGCAGAGTAGCAGAACTAGCAATGAAACATGGACTGAGATATTCAGACAGATTGCAGGTGCCACTGTTTAAAAATGAGTGGGGTACATAATGAAAATAATTAAAAAACTATTTGGTCTAGATAAGCTAGAAGCTTCTATCCAAAAAGCTGAACTGGATTTAGCAGAAGCCAATACCCGATTGGCCGCTGCTGAGGCTGCATCTAAAACTGCCGAACAAGCAGAAGAAACGGCCAAACTCTCGCCAAAAGAACGTGCCACTAGACGCAAAGAAGCATGGGTCAGTGTGATTAACACTCATGTCAACAAAGATAACATACGGAATGGCTTTTTTGAGCTTGACTGGAACGACCAATTTGTGCTACAATTAAAGCAAGAGGGATATGGTGAAGATGGTGACAAAGAAGAAGAAATTGTTGATCGTTGGTTCCGTGAACTCTGTGCTAATGTGGTAGTAGATGGTGATTTTGGCGGCCCTGTGAATACAGGTGTTATAGACATACAAACAGTAAAGAAAACAAATCAATGACCTATATTTTAGTTGATACAGCAAATACATTTTTCCGTGCTCGCCACGTGATCAACGGTGATGCTGATATCAAACTGGGCATGGCCTTTCATATCACTCTAAATTCGATACGCAAAGCATGGCAGCAGTTCAACGGCAGTCATGTCATATTCTGCTTAGAAGGCAGATCTTGGCGCAAAGACTACTACGCACCCTACAAGCGAAATCGTTCAGATGCTCGTGCTGCTCACACAGAAAAAGAAGCAGAGGAAGATCGTGTGTTCTGGGAAGCCTTTGACACGTTTAAAGAGTTTATCACAGACAAAACAAACTGCACTGTGATGCAGCATCCTCGCCTAGAAGCAGATGATTTGATCGCAGGCTGGATACAGAGCCATCCAAATGACAAACATGTGATTATCAGCACTGACACAGACTTCGTACAATTGATTGCACCCAATGTCACACAGTACAACGGCGTCATGGAACATGTGATCACACATGAAGGAATCTTCGATGACAAAGGCAAAAGAATTATTGACAAGAAAACACAAGAACCCAAAGCTGTCCCAGATCCCGAGTGGCTCTTGTTTGAAAAATGCATGCGTGGTGATACCAGTGATAATGTCTTCTCGGCGTATCCAGGTGTGCGTACTCGAGGCACAAGCAAAAAAGTGGGTCTTAGTGAAGCGTTCGAAGATCGTGGCACCAAAGGATTTGCGTGGAACAATCTCATGCTTCAGAGATGGACTGACCATGAAGGCCGAGAACACAGAGTCCTAGAAGATTACGAACGCAATCGTAGATTGATCGATCTCAGTCATCAGCCTGATGACATCAAGGCCATCATCTCAGAGACCATTGCCGCAGCCATCAGCGCAGAAAAAAATGTCAGCCAGGTTGGCCTTAGACTAATGAAGTTCTGTGGTCTGTATGATCTCAAGAAGATATCAGATCAGGCCGCAAGTTATTCGGAGCCATTGAATGCGAGATATCTAGTTGGAGAACATCATGACTGATTTACATGCAAAAACAATCATAGACAACAAGTTTTGGATCGTAGAAGAAAACGGTGAGAAGATCGCTACTCTGAGAAAAAATGAAGATAACAGATTTGTGATGAGCAATCAAGACGGAGTAAAAATCTACGAAACCAAAGAACATGTGACTAGAACATTTGGTAAAAAATTCTTTACTGTTAAGATTGTCAAAGAAAGTGAGCATGCATTACCTAACGAGGTCCATGGTTATCCAACCAGTACAGCACCTCACAACTCCATGTTCGACATTCGTAAGAAACTACCACTGTTTACCAAGAGTGAGGACTCTAAAAGTCTGTACTGTGCAGGTTACTATACCATTAAGTTTGAAAAAGGTTGGGTGAAGAGTTTTTGTCCTAAAAAGATCACTCTAGAAAGATATCCCTACAAGGGACCTTTTAAGACAGAAATCGAAATGAAACAGGTCATGGCCAATGTCACAAAATAACATACCTGCTGTGCTGCCTACGGTCGAACGTCTTCTACAGAGAATATCTGTGGCAGAAAAAAGCCAGCAGAAAGAAATACGTATTACTATACAAGAAGCTAGGGATCTCACCGCAGAGTTAGCTATCTTTTCTACCAAACTAGGTCGTACTGTGCAGGAAATTCATAGTATGCTGGCACAGATAAAAGAATCCAGTCAAAACATTGATGTAAAGTTCGACGGCGGCTCATTCTAAAAAGATAAATATATACGTGGTTAATTAGGAACACGTATAAGATGTCAAGACCAAAACCAAAGATACTTTTAGAATATGCTAACAAAGAAACTTTCAAAGTCGAGCAGATACTCGACTCGGAAGCCATTTGGGCTGTGTTTTATAAGCATCAACCGTTTAATCTAAAAAGTGGCAGTCTAGTGGCCAGTTACCCCGGACCTAAGTATAAGAAAGTTTCATTTTCAAATCCGGGTCACGCACACAACTTAGCTAAAAAATTAAACAAACTTTTTAAAACCACAGACTTTGCTGTGGTAAAACTTACCGCCGGCGAAGAGGTAGTGTAACGTGGATTCCAAGGACGCCTATACTCGGGTGTTCTTGCAGGCAGCAGAATTACCAACAGACCCTGACACAGTTAAGCAATATAGGTCAGTGTGGTGGTGGAGTTTTAGAGAAAAATCTCAAGGTGGCCTTAGATTAACCGAACAGGCCTTGCAGTTCATTGAAGAATATGCTAAAATTAAAACTTACAAAATAGATTTTCCTAAAGAATTTGCATTCACCCCGCAGGTACTGGTTTGGTTAGATCATTTTATCGATTCCCCTTTCTTCATTAATAAAAAACATATCATAGTTATGAAAGAAAAATCCGCTTTTGAACTATATCTTTTCTCCGGGGATGTTGCCAAGCTGGGTCACACCAAAGCTATGGCCAAAAGACTTAGCCAAGAATCAGCCCTCGAATCTAATTGACCTATAAATATTTTCACGATGTTTGATCTAAATCCTATAGATGTATTAAAGCAGCGAAGGTTAAAGACTATCCCTCCTCACTTCAGCAAAATCGCTATCTCAGATAACGAAATTTTTGAAGGAGTCGAAGAATGGGTCAAGACCAAATTGAAAGGCCGGTATTGCTTGGCCAAACAACCGGGTATTGATAAATCTGGAAATCTGCGTTCTACTCATTATCTAGGATTCGAAGATCAAAAAGAACTAACGTATTTCATGCTTGCATGTAACCATTTAAGGAGAACCTAATGTCAGAAGAAATCAAAGATCAAGCACCCGAGGCTGGGGCACAAGTGCCAGAAACTGCACCTGCGCAGGGTCCAGATCTCAATGTCAGCGATCTTGCTGCACTGAGAAGCATCATCGAAGTTGCTACACAAAGAGGAGCGTTCAAAGCAGCAGAACTAGAAGCCGTGGGCAAAGCTTTCAACAAGCTCAACGCCTTCTTAGAAGCTGTGGCTAAAAAGGAGGCCTAAAATGGCACGACCACTAAAACACATCGGTAGGATCAACAACACAGGCGTCAAGGTGCTTGTGGTGTTCAGAACTTTACCTGGCGAATCGAATATGGCGCTGGTATTACCGGTAACACAATTAAGCGATTCCTATCACGATTCAATCATGACCATGGTTGAAACTGATCAATGTCAGGAAGCCTATGAACTAGCGTGCTGTTAAGTAGTCTAAATACGCTGATTGCAGAACAGAAAAACTGCGCAGTAGACGATCTTTACACATTTGTCAAAGGTGCTCCTAAAGTCAAAGCGGAAGTCAAAGACCCTGCACCTATAGTAGACACAGATATTCCTGCTCCAGTTAGAGCGCAGGCCACCACCAATGCTGCACTCACAGACAAAGATATCGCCAAGAGCTATCGCAGTCAAGCAGATGCTATGTATAAAGAAGCCGCAAGATTACGCAAAGAAGCCGAAGAACTAGATCCCACAGTTAAAAAACCCACAAAGGCAAAAGATACAGTAGATGCCTAATCCTTTGTTTAGGCCACCTAGGCATCTTGTCAAAGAGTGGCCAGAAGTTTTTGAAGATCTCTATATGAATACCATGCCTGTGGCCTATTTGGATCTAGTACATCTAGAATTCAAAGATGGCAGGGTATGGGAAATTGATATCAGGACCGAGTTAGAAAAAACCAATCCAGAATCTATAGCAGATGTTCTTCTTCACACTCTTCAAGAATACAAAGACGAAATCAATAAAATAGATTTCAAAATAAATGTAGAAAGACTAAAGAAAGATATCAAAGATTCGTCAAAAAATATTTTCTAGTATTTCCATAGTGTATCACTGTGTGATCGTCCGATTGAAAAGTTCTCCAAGGGTCCACAACAATGGACCCTTTCTCTATTGTGCAATACAAATTCTGGGTTTCTTCAAATCCACGGTATTCGTAAGTAACTTTTTTATTATGAGCTAACAATACCACCCCTTTAATAGGTACCGTTACATGATCGCCAGTTAACGGATCTATGTACGTCGGAGTAATACCAAAATTGTGTTCTAGATAATGCCCGACTAACAGGCTATAACTACCGTCACAATATTCTACTCCAGGCTTGTATGCTTTACCATGGATGTATACTGGCATGTTACCTGCTTTTTCTGATTCTATTGCAAGAAATTTAGCTAGATTTCTAGCCTGTATTTCTCTAGCATTCATCACTGCATCAAATAGATCGTATCCTAGATCTAACTCTCGGGCCATATATCGCAAAGCAATATTGTCTCTAGGATGACAGGCTCCACCGTCGCCCATGCCTGCTTTCATGTACTGTGGTCCCATGATGCGCATGGTCGAGTTTGACAGTGCCTCGGTTACTACATCTACATTTATATTACCCTGTTTTATGGCAACATCTTGTATCATGTTAACTAATCCAATCTTTGTGCTGATGAAAGTATTATAGAAAACTTTGATACACTCGCATTCATCCCAAGTTCCTATAACATATCGTGGATCATTTTCCATGACTGTCTTATAAAAATCTACAAGCTGTTTTGCATCGCCAGTTAACCCGCCGTCTTCAGTTCCAATCATAACCATTTCTGGATTAACCATATCCCATGCAACACTGCCCATAGCAATCAAATACGGGTTATATACAAATCGTGTATTCGGAATAAGATTTATAAATTCTCGACGAGTAGTTCCTGGCAACACCGTAGATATAAGAACCAGCAATTGATTCTCGGTCATATACTTGTTGGCTTCTATTAAACATGCTTTGACAATATCGTAATTAAAATCTTTTGGCGTAAGGTGAGCAGTAGGCTCTCTACCATCATATGCAGGGTCGTGGGGTGTAGGGACTGCGATAAACACAATGTCTCTATCTTGCACAACTGCTTTGATAGAAGACTTAATCTTGACTAACATTGTAGGTTCTACAAGTCGAACATCATATCCGCTAACATCGTGCCCCTTGTTTGCAATTGCCTCAGCACAGGGCATCCCCAATTTACCAATTCCAATAAAACCTATCTTCATTCTTGTTCCTTTGTAATTAACGATTTTCCAAAATTTCGTTTTCTGCCAAAATAAATATTTTCTAAGAATCGATCCAAACTTATGTCTTTGCTTTCATGAAATTCAAACTTGTATACCACCGAAGACTCTAAGGGCGCATCATCTAACAAATAACCTAAGAAATCGTAATCGAAATTTTTACTATAGGGAAATTCTGGTATACTATCATAATTTATTACATAATTTTTTTGAAAGTCCAATAATTGAGTTAATAACTTAACATCTAAATCAAAATTTGTAGTTACAAAATCTTCTAATAGTTTGAAAACGTAGTCGTACTTGCGATCTAGGTGCATGTGCAAAGTCGAACGATGTATGATATTCCATCCATGTATTTCGATATTTGAAATATTGGGATGATTAATTTCTCCATCAGTCATCCAATTTCGATAGTAACGTCTCACACCGTCACGTTCTTCTATAAACCACGGATCGTCAGTTAAGTAATTCCATAACTTTTCATAAAATTCTGCATAGTCAATGCCTTGTTTAGCAAGAAATCTGCTGGTATATGTGGTCAAGCCATTGATGTGAAATGTTTGCATGAACCAGCTGAATATCTGGCTGTCTAACATTTCTTCCATGGTCATATCTTTGGTACTAGTGACTACACTCACACATTCTTTTAATTCGTTATAATTATAACTGCCGCTCATATAGTCATAAACAGGAACACTTGTAATCTTAAAGAGTTTTTCTTGTAATAAATTCATCTCTGCATTTTCTAACATCTGTGCTTGAAGTATGTTTATACCTGTGTGATTGCCGGCTCGATAAATTTTATAAAATCCTTCCTTCCATGTAGATACAGTTTCACCGGGAAGACCTAAAATGATTTCAGTGTAAACAGGCACATTATTTTTATCACAAATTGCAAATATATTTTCAATTTTGTGCTGTGATAAGTTCTTGCGTTTGATATTTTCTAATACATCCAGATCCATGCTTTGAACGCTGACAGTTAGTCCTTGATTGAACTTAGGATTTTTAATTAGTTTGAATACAATGTCAAACACCTCAGGCTTTTGATCCTTAGCCCAACTCATACTAAAGCTATTAGGGCATCCGTATGTTTCCTGTACTTCAATTAACTTATCAGCTATAGCGTTATCGCGCTCTACAAACATACCGAAGTTGGCATCAGTGATGGTAACAAATCCGCAGCCCTTTTGACCTATCCATTCTAGTTCCGCAAACACCTTTTCAAGACCAAACTTTTTAACCTTGTTGTAAGTTAAACTACCCCAGTCGCAAAATGTACAAGCATATGGGCATCCTCTATTGGTTTCTACAGTTGCGTTCCATTCCACATCAGTGACTTCAGACATTATTTTATCAAATATGCCTGTGAGATATGGACTAGGCAACTCTTCTAGATTACCGATACGGTCGCCATTACCAGTATCTACTGCTACACCGTTTCTGTTTATTAGCAATCCTTTTATGTCATCCCAAGGCACGTTTTTAGTTATAGCGTCTAATAGTTGTCTTAGTATTATTTCGCCTTCGGATTTGATAACAACATCAATAAAAGATAATTTTTTAAATATATCTTTTTTAGTTATAGGCATTTCTGGACCGCCAAAGAATATCAAACAGTCTGGATTTATTTCTTTTACCCTACGTGCAAGAGCATAATTATAATTTTTATTCCAAACATATGTACTGAATCCAACAATGCTACATTTTGATAATTTAATTGCAGTATCTTCTATGTTGTCTCTACGCCAGATCAAATCTTCTAATTGATAATTAGCTTTGATTGAATCAAACTGATTAACATACGCCCATAGAACTCCTACACTATATGGAAGATAGTGAGCGTTAAATTCCTTTGGGCCTTGTTGAAAGTTAGGCTGAACTAGGCTAATAAGGTTACGAGACATAGTATAATAGCTTCTTTAAGTCACTGTTGAAATAACAGTGCTCAGTTGTGTAGTTAACTAATCTATTATAATTGTGTTCAAGAATTGGGGACATTTCTTCTAGCATTGTGTCCCATTGTTCAAAAGATAATTCACTTAGTCTTTTAACTTCATTTGTGATTTTAATTAGACGTTTAGTGTCGTCTGTTTCTTCATCATAGCTTTCGTCAAACCATTTTTCAAAAGTCAAAAATCCCATGTTCTTAAGATGTGCTAACACTCCTGGAAGATTGTGTATAATAAACGGATGCCGGGCTAGTATCGGCTTAATTTCTTTTTCTGTAAATCCCACAGATGTTTCATTGTAGTCAAATGCAAACGTGCTAGACACTAAACTAAAACAACTTTTTTGATAAAATTCAATTGGCAATGACGTTGTTTGAAACTGATTGATACGTAAATCAACCATATCAATTTGCAATGGTAAATTATTTTTTATTTTATCAAAGCCTGAAATAATGTATTCAGATTTAAACTCTCTGTATAATTTGTTGATTAGGTCTTGTGCTTCCTGTTTTTCTTCTAATGGAACCCCAAGACTAATATACCCGCTGTCTAATAGATCATTATGTGCCAAGCTACAAACTAATAATAATCGATGATCTCTCCATCTACGATTCAACGACAAAAACTTTTTTTCTTTTTTAATCGATCTGTCGTAATTAAAAAAGCTCAATGTGTTTTCGTGATTGAACCGCTTGTATACATGATGTACATACATTACCGTAAATTCTTTATCTTTTGGGATGTCATGAGTTTTCACATACTTTTTGTATTCTCTGGATGCGTCTGCGGCGGCTACCATATAGATTATTTTATTATAAGGAATACTAGAGAATTTTTTTAACTTTTGATACAATGTACGAAAAAATGATTCTGTAAAAGATTCGCACTGATGATTCAATATTACATATGCATTGCCATAATTTAACTCGTTTAGTATTTCTAGACCGAAAGATTCAAACACATCTGTTTGGTATGCTGGCCAGTTCCATCCGTTTATATCCACGTTAATAATCCACTTCTTATCTTTATTAATTTTATCCAGAGGTAAGATTTTAATGCCTACATCTATTTCTTTAAAATGAGGTTGTATAAACTCAACCCAATACGGGTCGTTACCTCGATTAACAGCAGTAACGTTAAACAAATTTGTATCTATCTGTATAGACGTTATGTCTAAAATTTGTAAAGTATTACTCATAGCCTATGCCTAATCTTTTTGCACTATGTTGTTTGAAAGTTGTTATAGTAAAATCGTTTGACATGACTCGTTTGTTGATTTCTGTAACAAAATCTAATGTTTCTTTTCTAAATTTTATGTTAGGAATTATTGTTTGTAAATATTCTAAGTGCTCACTGGGAGTTGGATGATTGTCCACATAGCTTTCTTTCTGCCAATGAACTTTATATGTTGGTCTAGGACTGCGAGTATTCCAATCTCCATTAAACACTGTATCTAGCACGTTCAGTTCAAATGTTGTTAATATATCGTGATAAAATTTTAACAAGTAGTTAATATTGGTCATTTTACCGCCATCACTCTGTTTACTATCAAATGGCACCATTGACATAAGTTTATAATCACAGCCTATGCTATCAAGAGAAAATTTACAACCGGTCACGAGATTCAAATCTCTCATTAAGTATCCGTGATCGCATAGATATTTCTTTAAAAACTTTTCATCGTATTCGTTTTGAAAATATAAATTACCGGGAGTAATCCACCCGATTTTTTTTACAAATCTATCTTCTCTAGTTACATTTGAAAACATAATCATAACTAAATCATCTTTGTTAATTTTATGGTTTAGAATAGCCTCCATTAGTGACTGATATATGAAGAAATTTCCAGCACCAACTTGGCCATAGTTGTAGGATTCTTTAAATTCTTTAGAAATTATGTTAGCCCATGTTGGCCAGTAGTAACTGGTAAAACTACATCCAAATGCAAAGAATCGTTTGTATTTTTTAAAATTCATTATGTGTGTATTTATTGAAATAAATATTCAATGAAAGAGTTGAAAACCACTATAACTGCTAATCCATATTTTTGGACTCCTAACGGTAAGACAATGCTCACTAACTATTTTAGTGATATCGATCATACAATAAACTATATCAACTTATTACTAAGTTATCCGGTGCCTTCTTACGATAATGTTGATCTTTTTGAAT